AAACACGCGGCGCACCGTGGATGTCAAACGTGTTGTCACGGCTAAAAATGCTGGACGGTTATGAAGAAGCCACGCTGGTAAATGCGCGGGTAGCCGCGTCAAAGATGGGCTTTTTCACCAGCCCCGAAGGTGATGGCTTTATTGGTGATGATTACGACAATCACGCACCGATAATGGACGCCAGCCCCGGCACGTTTTCCCAGTTGCCGGTCGGAATGGATTTTAAAGCATTTGACCCATCAAGCGGCACCGAAAGTTTCGATGAATTTGAAAAAGCCATATTGCGCGGCATAGCGTCAGGGCTTGGCGTCAGCTATGTCTCATTAGCAAATAATCTTGAAGGTGTCAGCTATTCATCGATCCGGCAAGGCACCATCGAAGATCGTGATCATTTCAAGATGATCCAACAGTTTATGATTGATCAGTTTATTGACCCGATATATCGCGCTTGGCTAGAAATGGCCATCACAGTTGGCCGCATCAATCTGCCAATGGGCAAATATGATCTGTTTGCCGATCAGGTGATATACCGGCCACGCGGTTTTGCTTGGGTCGATCCGGCCAAAGAGATCAACGCCAGCGTCACTGCACTGAACAACGGCATCGTCAGCTTACAAGATGTTCACAGCCAGTATGGTCGTGACACTGAAGAGATCTTTGAACAGATCAATCGTGAAAGCGAACTGGCCGACCGTTATGGCATTGATACAGCGTTTCAGCCATTTGGCACCAAGTTACCGGCACAGCCATCAATCGATGTAGGGCGTGAAGACGATGGCGAAATATAAAGGCGTTGAAATCAACTTGAAGCCGACCGAAGGTATGGCCGCTGAAGCGCGTAAATTCAAGAAATGGCGCGAAGAAGGTGAACAAGGTGGCACAGCGGTTGCGGTCGCGCGTGCAAACCAATTAGTAAATCGGCAAGAATTGTCTGCCGATACAGTGCGCCGGATGCACAGCTTTTTTAGTCGGCACGAGGTTGACAAGCAAGCTGAAGGGTTCAGCGCGGGTGAAGATGGATACCCGTCAAAAGGTCGCGTTGCTTGGGCGGCGTGGGGCGGTGACGCCGGACAAACTTGGGCAAGGGCAAAGGACGCTATGTTAGATCGTATTGATGAAGGTGAACGCGCTGCACCAGATGCGCTTTCGGTCGGTGATTTTGTGTCGTGGGGGTCATCCGGCGGCACTGCACGCGGTGAAATAGAACGCATTGAGCGTGATGGATCGATCAATGTGCCTGATAGTGATTTTACAATCACCGGCACGCCAGATGATCCGGCGGCGTTGATACGCATATATCAAAGCACAGATGAAGGTTATCAAGAAACCGACCGGCTAGTTGGTCACAAGTTTAGCACATTGACCAAGATCAGTGCTTTGAGGTATCTTGATGGCGGAGATAAAGCAATGGATAGACACATACAAAACATCACAGAAACCGATGAAACGGTGACAATCACGTTTGGCAAATCAGACGCGCCGGTCACTGAAACTACTGGTTACGATGAAGATGATGAAATGGAACGCTTTGATCGTGGCGAGTTAGTATTTCGCGCCGCTGCTGGTGAAATGGTTGATGAAGATGACCGCCGCGTGCGTATGTCACTGTCATCCGAAGAGCCAGTTGAACGGTCATTTGGTTATGAGGTTTTGCGGCACAACCGCGAAGCTGTGGATTTGTCACGGATGAACAGCGGCCACGCACCGTTGCTGCTTGATCACGATATGACAAAACAGATTGGCGTTGTCGAACGCACTTATCTTGATGAAGCTGACCGGAGACTGCGGGCAGTTGTGCGCTTTGGAAAAAGTGCGCTTGCAAGAGAAGTGTATGATGATGTCAAAGACGGTATCCGATCCAATGTGTCTATTGGCTATCAGATACGTCAAATGGAAGATAAGAGGTCTGACGGGACGGTCGGCATCTCTTCGTGGATTCCATATGAAGCAAGCATTGTGAGCGTACCAGCCGATGCCGGTGTGGGCGTTAATCGCAGTGCTAATGTTGAACCAGTGATCAAAGATAAGGAGACACCAAAAATGTCAGAAATTGATCAAAACGAAATCCGCGAAGCAGCCGCCGAAGCAGCCAAGCGCGATTTCCAAAAGAATGCCAGCGAGATCATCAATCTTGCTGTGAAGCACAACCGCCGCGATCTGGCTGATGAGGCTATCGGTGCGGGGCAGACTGTTGCACAATTCCGCGCAACATTGCTGGACGCCATTGGCGAAGGCAAGCCACTTGAGCAGTCAGCCGGTGCGGTTGATATGTCAGCTAAAGAAGAGCGTGACTATTCATTCATCAAAGCTGTTCGCGGCTTGGTAAATGGGTCAGGTCTGCAAGGTTTGGAGCGTGAGGTTTCTGAAGAAATCGCAAAGCGCACAGGACGTGAAGCACGCGGCTTTTATGCACCAGATACATTCTGGGGCGGCAAGCGTGATCTGACTGTTGGCACAGACAGTGCTGGTGGTTTCCTGCGGCCAACCGATCACCTTGGCGATCAGTTTGTTGACGCGCTTCGCGCACGCTTGGTGTTCAGCGAACTTGGCGCACGGTTTATGACAGGTCTGCGTGGCGATGTGGCTATTCCAAAGCTGGCAACTGGCGTTTCAGCCGGTTTTGTGGCGGAGAATGGTGCAACATCTGAGGTCAACGCTGTATTCAGCCAGATCACAATGTCACCAAAATCACTTGGCGCATTCACAGATGTATCACGTCTGTTAATGGTTCAATCCGATCCATCAGTTGAGCAAATCGTTCGTGACGATCTGTTGAACGCGATTGCACAAAAAGTTGAAGATGTTGCCATCGAAGGCGGCGGCTCAAATGAGCCAACCGGCATCACCGGCACATCTGGTATTGGTTCTGTTGCAATTGGCACAAACGGTGGCGATCTTACTTGGGCAGCGATTACAAGCCTAGTGAAAGAAGTTGAGGTTGATAACGCAGCGATCAACGGCAACACACTTGCCTATCTGACAAACCCGAAGGTGAAGAGCCATATGGCATCAACATCAAAGGTTGCGTCAACAGATAGCGTAATGTTGCTGGATGCACCTTGGGATAGCCTCTACGGATACAAACTGGCTGTAACCAACAACGTGCCATCAGATCTGACCAAAGGCACACTTGATCCAGCATCTGCTATGATCTTCGGTGACTTTAGCCAACTGATGCTTGGTTTCTTCTCAACACCAGACGTGTTGGTCGATCCATACACAGCCGGTTCAACCGGCGCAGTACGCATCCGCGTAATGCAGGAAATGGACGTTGCTGTACGTCACGCGCAATCATTCGCAGCGTGCTTAGACATCGACGCATCATAAATCAAATGACGGGGCGGCTTCGGTTGCCCCGTTTTACCCATAGGGGATTTTGATGAAGATTAAATGCAAAAGAAACATTCTGATCAAAGGCGTGTCATATAACATCGGTGATATTGTTGAGGTCGAAGATAATATTGGCCTTGATCTGGTGAACACTGGCCGCGTTGAGGTTTATGAAGATAAAGTTGGTATCACTGATCGTGCCGTGGGTCTGACAAAGAAATCAGCCAGCAGCCTAGTCAAGCGGAACACAAAGAAAAATGCCAAATAGATTAGTAAAAATTACGGTTGTCAAAGACTGCCAAGCGGGTTCAGTAGGCATTATGCTTGCCGGAGAAGATCACGATGTGCGTGATACTGAGGCACAGAAACTTATCGCGCGTGGATACGCTAAACCGTTTAAAGAAGCGAAAGCAGTCAAAAAGCCGGTGCAAGAAACTGTCGCGCCAGCGGTGGATGCTGACTAATGGCCGTAGAAAGCGCAGATGATCGTGCCATATTTATTGGCATTGATGATTTTGGCGTTGCTGCTACTTATGACGGCGGCACAGTGAATGGCATATTTGACAACGATTTTGTCGAGGTTGACGCTGGTGGCGGTGTTGGGTTTGCCTTGCAACAGCCACGCTTTGTTTGCCGCACCGCAGATGTATCCACAGCCGCTGAAGGCGACACGATTACGATTGACGCCACAGGCTACACCATCCGCATTGTGCAAGATGACGGCACTGGTATGACGACACTGGTATTGGAAAAGCAATGAGCCACGTTAGGCAACAAATACGCGATGACATTGTGACCACGCTGACGGGGCTGACAACAACGGGCAGCAATGTATTCCGCAGTCGGATATTCCCGCTGGAAGAAACAAATCTGCCAGCGTTGTGCATATACACAAAGAGCGAGACAAGCGAATATGATACAATCGGCTTGCCACGTTCTGTGAACAGGGTTTTGGACGTTGCTGTCGAGGCATACGTCAAAGGCGTGTCAAATTATGACAACACGCTGGACACTATTGCGGTTCAAATGGAAGAAGCCATTGCCGCTGATATAACGCTTGGTGGTCTGGCAAAAGACGCACAGATTACCGCGTTTGAAGCTGATTTTGCGGGTGACGGTGAACAGCCGGTGGCCGTGGGTCGCTTCACAGTGACGGTCGAATATCGCACCGTTGAAAATGACGTTGAAACTGCCGCTTAAGGAGACAAACCGATGGCAACTTTTAAAGGCAACGAGGGTGTCGTTCTTATCGGCACTGACGCAATGGCTGAAGTAATCAGCTTTTCTGTTGATGAAACCGCAGACACTATTGAAGATACAGCAATGGGTGACACTGCCAAAACATACAAGGCATCATTCACCGATTTCAGCGGAAGCGTTGAAACCTATTTCGATGATACTGACACCGCGCACAATAACTGCACAGCCGGTTCAAGCATCACACTGAACTTGCAGATGGAAGGCAATACATCTGGCGACCATAAGCTGACTGGTTCAGCTATTGTCACCAGCCGTTCTGTTGGCGTATCATCTGACGGTATCGTGACTGCCACATATAGCTTTCAAGGCACCGGTGGTCTGACTGAAACGACCGTATCATAGGGGTAAATAATGGGCTTGGGAGAACAGATCGCAGCGCGGCGTGCGTTGCAGCGTAAACAAATCGAGGTTGTTGAGTGGGGCGAAGATGACAATGCGTTGATCATTTACTGTAGCCCAATTACCGCCGGAGACATCGACAAGCTACAAAGAAAACATAAAGATTTTCTAAACAATATGACGATCACGGGTATGATTGATCTGATTATTGCAAAAGCTGAAGATGGTGATGGCAAGCGTCTATTCACACTTGAAGATAAGATGTATCTTATGAAAGAGAGTGTGACGTTGATAAGTGACATTGCTGGCAAGATGTTTGGCGATGTTGATACAATCGAGGACGCTGAAAAAAACTAAAGCAAGATCCGCTGCGGCTAAATATGATGGCCTTGGCGGATCGTTTGCACAAAACACAAAGCGAAATTGAAGAATTGACGCTGAGTGAATTGAATGAATGGTTTGCTTATTTTAAGGTGACAGACGATGGCCGATCAAAATCTTAGATTTACCATATCGGCCATTGACAAAACCCGCGCTGCATTTGGCAAAGTTGCCGCCGGGCTAGGCCGCGTCAGACGTTCTATAATGAGCGTGCAAGGCGCACTGGTGGCACTTGGCGTTGGCGCGGGTCTGAAGATTATGGCCGGTCAAATAGACGATCTGGCTAAAGCGTCAAGCCGCCTTGGTCTGACCGTCAATGAACTGCAATCGTTACAATTTGCCGCCAGCCAGACGGGTGCGTCAGCCGAAGAGCTTGAAAAAGGTCTGACACGCTTCAACCGATCTATATCTGAGGCTAGTACCGGCATCGGCACTGGTTTACGGTCGTTTGAGGCGTTAGGCATTAGTGTGACTGATGCCGCCGGTAATCTGCGGCCGACAAATGAATTGCTTAATCTGACCGCTGACAGATTGAAACAAATCGAAAGCCCCGCTGATCGCGTGCGGGTTGCGTTTGATTTGTTTGGCCGGTCTGGTGTCAACCTGATCAACACATTGCAAAACGGCAGCGCAGAGGTAAACAAGCTGCGCGAACAGTTTAATGCGGTCACAATAGAATTGACCGAAAACCAAGCTAAAGCAGTCGAAACGGCAAATGATAATTTTGATAAACTTGGTCAAGTTTTAAAATCCATCGGCAATCAGATCACCGCAACATTTTTGCCTGTATTGGCCAAAGTGTCTGAATTTATCATCGTTAATTTACTAAAAGCGATCAGCGCGGCGATAAGCAAACTGCGTGGTTTCCTCAATAGCATTGTTGATTTGGCTAAAACTGTAAATGTCGAAATGACAAAATTTACATTTGGCGAAGCGTTGGAAAAAGATATTGATCGCATCGTTTTCAATATGGAAAACGCTGGCAAGGCTGTGATGGATGTCAACGGCAATATCAAAGCGGCAAGTGTTACAGTTCAACAAGCAAGCCAGCCAATACAAAATCTGGCAAACGGTTTTCAGCGAGTACAAGCAAGCGCAACCGGCGTTTCATTTACTGTGAACAAATCAAAAACCGGCTTACAGCAATATGCACAAGCGGCACGCAACACAACGCAACAGCTAGACAATATGGCGGTGCAAGGTCTTAACCGGCTTGAGGACAGTTTGCTTGGCGTCATACAAGGCACAACATCGGTCAAAGATGCCTTTAAATCTATGGCTGCAAGCATCATCAGCGATATGATCAGAATGGCAATACAGCAACAAGTGACCGGCGTTTTAGCTGGTGCGCTTGGTGGTGTGTTTGGCGGTATGTTTGGCGGCGGCGGGGGCATCAGCGGCGGTGCTGGCACTGCTGGTGTGTATTATCCTGCACCCCGCGCAATGGGTGGTCAGGTCAATAAAAACACGCCTTATATGGTCGGCGAACGTGGCCGCGAATTATTTGTGCCGAACCAGTCTGGCAGCATCGTGCCAAACAACCAGATTGGCGGCGGTGTTGTTGTCAACCAAACGATCAATCTGTCAACCGGCGTGCAGCAGACAGTGCGTGCAGAGATGACCAATATGTTGCCGCAGATCGCACAAGCGGCTAAAGGCGCGGTTTTGGATGCCAAGCGGCGCGGTGGGTCATTTAGCGCGGCGTTTGGGGGTTAATTATGGCGATCACCTATCCACTATCAATGCCGACAAACACCAATGTGGCGACAGTCGGCCTGACCGCAGTCAATACTGTTGGCGTCACGACATCACCATACAACTATAAGCTGACGGTTTACCGGCACCAAGGTCAACGCTGGGAAGCTGACATCAATCTGCCACTGATGAAACGCGCAGACGCCGAAGAATGGATCACATTCTTTATGAAGCAATATGGCGGCTTTGGCACGTTTCTGCTTGGCGATCCAAATGCAGCCACACCGCGTGGCAGTGCAGCGTCAGCGGCTGGCACACCAGTTGTGAACGGTGCAAGCCAGACCGGTGATGAACTGGCTATAGACGGGCTGCCAGCGTCTGCTACCGGCTATCTGCTGGCGGGTGATTATATACAGCTTGGCAGCAGCGGCACCGCACAGCTTTACAAAGTGCTAGATGATGTCAACAGCAACGCATCTGGCGAAGCGACATTAACCATATGGCCAGATCTGCGGTCATCACCGGCTGATGGTGCAACGGTTGTTGTGACTGATGCAAAAGGTGTTTTCCGGCTATCAACACCGACACACAACTGGAATATTGACACAGCCGGTTTCTATTCAATGGCATTCGGTGCAGTTGAGGCGTTATAAATGGCTAGATCGATTGGCACTAACTTTGAAGCTGAATTGGCGGCTGGCGAGGTTCAGCCGTTTTTTGCTGTGCGTATGGATTTTGATGGCGGTCTTGTTACAGTCTGGAATGGTTACGGTGACATCACAATTGACAGTGAAACATATGTTGGATCTGCCAGCTATCTCAATTTAAGCGAAATTGCAGAAACAAGCCAAGTGCAAGCTAATGGCGTGAATATCACGTTATCTGGTTTAGACAGTAGTTTGGTATCTGCCGCGTTGTCAGAAAACTATCAAGGCAGATCGTTAAAGGTGTTTTTTGGTTTTTTGAATGACAGCGGTGCGATCATAGACACACCATATACGATGTTCAGCGGTCAAATGGATGTGATGACCATCGAAGATGCTGGCGCAACAGCCAATATCAACGTCAGTGCAGAAAGCCGATTGATTGATTTGGATCGCAGTCGGACTAGACGCTACACAAGCGAAGATCAAAAAATTGATTACGCAAGTGATAAAGGTTTGGAAATGGTAGCCAGCTTGCAAGACAAACAGATCACTTGGGGCAGTTAGATGGGCTTTTTTAAAAGTTTTATAAAACAAATAACTAACCCAACCACGTTGGTTACAGCGGCGGTAACAGTTGGTCTGACCTATGCAACAGGCGGCACAATTCTTGGATTGACCGCATTGCAAGCATTTGGCGTTTCAGCAGCAGCGACCGCCGCGCTTAGTGTTGCATCCCAAGCACTAGCACCGAAGCCAGAAATCCCAAGTTACTCTTATTCGCTTGGCGATTTTCAACAAAACGGCATAAAGCGCACACAAAACATTAAACAGCCAGTACAGCCACGCAATGTCATTTATGGCACTGTTCGTGTTGGTGGCACCATTGTGTTTATTGAAACCACAAACGATGACAAATTTTTGCATATGGTTCTGGCGGTTGCATCACACGAAATCGAAAGCCACGGCAGATTTTATTTAAATGAAAAGTTCGTATCTGCACCATCTGCCGGTGAAACGCTTGGCGCGGTCATTACGGCACCCTATAATGGAAACAAGGTCAAAATAGCTAAAAAGACTGGCACAACAACGCAAACCGCATATAGCGATCTGGTATCAGCAAGCAGCAAATGGACAAGCAACCATCGGCTGCAAGGTATTGCGTCAGTCTATGTCAGATTTGAATATGACCGCGATGTGTTTCCCACCGGCTTGCCAAATGTGTCAATGCAAGTATCTGGCAAAAAGCTGTATGATCCGCGTGATGGCACAACCGCGTTTTCATCAAACCCTGCGCTGGCAATACGCGATTATCTGACTAATGACACATATGGGTTTGGTGCCGATAGCACAGAAATCGATGATGATAGTTTTGAGACTGCGGCTGACATATGTGACGAACAAGTGACATTGACCGGTGGCGGCACACAAAATCGTTATGAAGTACACGGCAGCTTTAACACCAATCAAAGCCCGAAACAGGTATTAGAACAGCTTTTGACTAGCTGCGGCGGCACTATTCATTTCGCAAACGGAAAATTTCATTTAAAGGTCGCCAAATATGTTGCGCCAACAATTACGCTTGATGAAGATGATTTGCGCGGGGCTATATCCCTGCAAACGCGGCGCAGCGCACGCGATAATTACAACGCTGTAAAAGGTGTGTTTGCACCGGCGTCAACAAGTGCGGATGGTCGGTTTTACACACCAACTGATTATCCTGCATATGTGTCAAGCGCGTTTGTCACCGAAGATGGCGGCGACACCAAGTTTTTAGATTACGATCTGCCATTCACGACTGATCCGGCAATGGCACAACGCCTAGCGAAGATCGCGCTTTTCCGCAACCGGCAACAGATCACAATGACAATGCCTTGCACCATATCAGCATTCAAGCTGTCGGTAGGTGACACAGTTATGGTGACAAATGAGCGGCTTGGTTTTAGTAGCAAGGTCTTTGAGGTCAGCGAATGGTCGTTAGCGGTTGATGTTGGTGCGAATGATCAGCCGGTCATCGGTGTCGATTTGACATTGCGTGAATTGAATAGCGCAGTGTTTGATTGGAATGCTGAAGAACAGACATTTGCGTTCGACAACACAAACTTGCCAGACCCGTTCACGCTGCCCGCGCCTACGGTGACAACATCTGAAGATATTGACCTAGTTAATCAACAGCCGGTGTCAGTCATCACGGTCAGCGCATCAAGCACAAATCCACTGACGGTCAATTTTGAAGCTGAATATAAAGAAACCACTGATAGCACATATATATCGGTCGGCTATTCATCCAGCGGCGTTTTTACTATACCGAATGTGAAGGTCGGCACGCTTTATGATATTCGCGTGCGCGGTATTGGAACTTTGGCTAGATCACCATTTACTGATGTCATCCATACAGTCACCGGCAAAGCGTCTGATCCATCAGATGTCACTAATTTTAGTGTCAATATTAATGGCCAGCTTGCAGATTTGATATGGACGCCGGTCACAGATGCAGATCTGTCGCATTACATCATCCGCCACTCACCGCTGACGACTGGTGCAACATACAACAATACACGCGCTTTGATCAAAAAGGTGTCAAGACCGGCGAACACCGCTATCGTACCGGCATTGACTGGCACATATTTTATTAAGGCAGTTGACAAGTTTGGCGGAACATCAACAAACGCGGCAAGCAGTGTTGCGCTTGTCAATGCTATTGCTGGCTTCAATTTTGTTGATGAGGTTGTTGAGCAAACCGCATTTGCTGGCACAAAAACAGATGTGGTCGTGATTGATGATAAACTGCAATTAGACACCAGCATTTTGTTTGACGCTGCAACCGGCAATTTTGATGATGCCACTGGCTTGTTTGATGGCGGTGGCGGTTTTGTTGCATCGTCTGGCACATATGATTTTGCTAATTATATTGATCTGACTGCCACATACACCGGCACAGTAAACACGAACATCAAAACAACACAGCTATCACAACACGGTGGCACGCCAACAAGCGGCGCGACGGATGTTGACCTATTTGTTAGCACGACCACAGATGACCCTGCTGGCACCCCAACTTGGACTGCATACCGGCCATTTATTGTCGGTAGCTACACTGCACGCGCTTTGCGGTTTAAAGCTGAACTATCGACCACTGAAAGCGATGAAACGCCAGCAATCGAAGAATTAGAAGCATCTGTGCAACTGCCGACCCGCACCGAAAGTGACAACGATATACAGTCTGGCACTGGCGCAAAAGCGGTCACATTTACAACGCCATTTAAAACATTGCTGGCAGTGTCTATATCTGTCGGGGATATGCAAAGTGGCGATTACTATGCTATAACAAGTAAATCAGCAACCGGCTTCACTATCAATTTCTATGATAGCAGTGACACAGGTGTTGACCGGCTGTTTGATTACGTTGCAACGGGGTTCTAAATGGCACAACACGATTATGTAATAGACAATCAGACGTTTCCAAACACGCGCACAGATTTAAACAACGCGCTGGGGGCTATTGTAAGCACAAATGCCGGTGCATCCGCGCCGACAACCACATACGCATATCAACTGTGGTATGATACGGCCAACAATCTGTTAAAGATGCGGAACGCTGATAATGATGCGTGGATTTCATTGTTTACATTTGATCAGACCGCAGATACAGCCGAACCGCTTGCCGGTGGCGGGGCTTCATATTTTCTAGGCGAAAACGGCGCGTCCGGCGATACCACAAACGGGCTTGGCGATATTATACGGGTACACGAACAACAGCTTGACACAGATGTGACCATACCTGTTAGCACAAATTCCGGGGCTTTCGGCGCGTTGATAATCAACGCCACGTTGACAATAAATGGCACTTTCACGGTGGTTTGATATGAGCAAGATTTATGTAGATGAAATCAGACACAGCGGCGGCGCAGTTGCGGCTATCAATATTGATAGCAGTGGTCGTGTCGATATGGACGCCTCATACGTCTTCGACCAATGGTATCTAAACGCCAACCATACAACTGATGGTGACAGTGATATAACATCTTGGTCACAAACTGCGTTTACTGGTCTTGGCAAGGTTTCTGGGATGTCTCATTCGTCTGGAATATTCACGTTTCCTCAGACTGGTTTGTATAAAGTTACTGGCACTTTTCTGCAAAGAGATGATGCTTCCGATAACTTTGCGCCAACAATTAACGTGACCACAGACAATTCAAGTTACACTGAAGTAAGTGAGTTAATTTCAGGCAGTTCAGGTAATGTGAATGGTGGGTCAGTATCTTCCAGCGTTTTTGTGAATGTTACTGACATAGCAAATGTCAAAGTAAAGTTTAGGGCAAAATCTATGGATACTAATTCCTATATTTGGGGGGCTTCCGATAGGGTTAGAACAAACGTAATGTTTGAACGGCTAGCACCAGCGCAATAGGATAAAACAATGGCAAGCATCATCGGCGTACAGGAACTGCAACACACTAACGGCACAGCGGCACTGTCGATTGATAGCAGTGGTCAGGTCAGTATGCCAAACACTGTTGAGATAGATTCTTGGAGACTGACATCTAACTTTACTACAGACGCTGCAACTATTAGTGGTTGGGAGAGAACTGACGATGCTACTTTTGCATATGCTGGCACGGGTATGACCGAAAGTAGTGGAGTTTTTACATTTCCCAAAACCGGCTTGTATAAAGTAACACCTCAAGTCGAAATCATTACTGCTAGTAGCGATACAGTTGTAACTGTTGATGTAGATGTGTCGGCAGACAGCGGTTCTACCTATGACCGAAGGGGTTATCTTAATATAAGAGGCGGCAGTGATGCCGATGGTGGCAGTGCGATGACCCGTAGTATTTTAGTCAATGTCACAGACGCATCAACATTTAGATTTAAACTGGTTACTGGCAGTTTAGCGTCTGGAAGTAATATTGCAGGAAACACTGGCTATGACAGAACATCCATTATGTTTGAACGCATCACAGACGCACAGTAGGATAACGATATGACCAGTGTAATTCGTGTTAGTAACATCCAAAGCAGCGGCGGCACAGCGGCTTTGTCGATTGATAGCAGCGGTAATGTAGGTGTCGGCACGACAAGCCCTGATGTTACCGCCCACGTTGTGGGTGGAGATGGTGCGACAACTCTTGCATCCTATGATGCACAAACTTCATTAGCTGTAGAGAACAACGCAGATTCACAACTTGCGATTATTGCTAATTCGTCAAATTCGTCTCAACTGTTTTTTGGCGATGAAAGCAGTGAATTAGTTGGTCGAATTAGATATGACCACTCAAGTAATCATATGCAGTTTTACACAAATGCCTCAGAACGTATGCGGATTGATAGCGATGGTGATTTCTTTTTTAACACCACAACTTTAAATCCAGCGGCTAGTAATGTAATTGGCACAACAATACGCACTAGTGGCACCATTATTAGTAATGGTAATGCGACTGCACCATTAGATTTGGGCAGGTCGGCTGATGGAACGATGGTTGCATTTCGTTCTGCTGGCACTCTAGAAGGTTCAATAAGCATATCTGGCACTACCACGTCATATAACGGTGGTCACTTGGCACGTTGGTCACAATTAACGGATAACACCAGAGATGAAAGCATTGTCAAAGGTACGGTAATGACCAACCTAGACCAAATGGCAGAGTGGACGAATGATGGCGTAACTGAAGATAACGAACAGCTAAACTGTATGGCTGTGTCGTCGGTTGAGGGTGATGCAAACGTAGCTGGCGTTTTTGTGAATTGGGACAATGATGACGACATCTTTACAAATGATATGAATGTCGCAATGACAGGCGATATGGTCATTCGCATTGCACAAGACACGACAGTAGCACGGGGTGATTTGCTAATGTCGGCTGGTGATGGCACTGCAAAGCCGCAGGGCGATGACATTGTTCGCAGTAAGACAATCGCAAAGGTAACATCAACACACGTTTCGCACACATACGATGATGGTAGTTATCTTGTGCCTTGTGTTTTGATGGCTTGTTAGGAAAACGATATGGACAACGATACCCAAATTGACGTTGCAACAATAGTCACCGGCTTATCCGCGCCAATGTGGGTTGACGCGCTTGAAAGCTGGTTTGGTATGACCGCAGCTTTTGGTGCGATGGTGCTGGTTTTTTGGCGTTTATGGCGAATGAGGCAACGTAAATGATACAGATACCTATGATCGATCTGATCCAGACGTTTATGCTGATCTGGGTTATATACTTAGTACGGGAGTAACTATGACATTGAGGTGGCAAAATGGATCCCGTCACATTATTAGCAGCCGCCACCACTAGCTATAATCTGCTAAAAAAAGGCATTGCAGCCGGTAAAGAGATCGAAAGTATGTCTGGCGATCTTGGCCGCTGGATGGGTGCTATCCAAAACATCAAAACATCACACGGCATAGCTAAATCGCGCCGCTTCGGATCTGTTGAAGAAGAGGCTCTGGAAAGTTTTGCCGCTTTAAAAAAAGCGCAGCAGATGGAAAACGAATTGCGCAACTTTGTGATAGGGCATTACGGAATGAATGCTTGGCAACAGATTATCAGGCTGCAAGGCGAAATCAGAAAACGCAAAAAAGAAGAAGAAATTGCCCGCCAACAGTTTGTTGATGATTTAATTATTTGGGGGTTGATTGCAGGGCTTATTGCACTGACACTTGGCGGTGTTGTTTGGCTGATTATGGCGATTTAGTTGTCGGTGACACTTGGGCTAATTGGTGAGCATATTGCCGCCGCTGCGATCTTAGCGTTAGATTGGCGCGTCGCAATGGCACAGCAAACCGCAATTGATTTAGTGGCTTTTCAAGATGAAACGATTTTACGCATTCAAGTTAAAGCATCGAACCCGTGTCTACCTACTAGGCGTCGAAGCCCGTCTTGTCATTTCCAACTTGGTCACGGCGGCAACAAACGCAGCCCAACAATTGAGGATTATGATATTGTCGCTTTGGTTCAGCCCCAATCAAGACGTTGCTTGTTTATGCCCGTCACATCGCTGTTACGGCACAAAACCAAACGGGTGTCACCGACACGGTTTACGGCTGAAAACGAGGCTGATAGCTGGCATCACGCGGTTGATGTCATTATGGAAATGAGGCAGATGAATGGATTGGTCAAAGTATCCTAATTTTAGCAAAGATGAATTTTCGTGCAGTGAAACCGGCGAATGCAATATGTCGGCGGCGTTTATGGCTAAACTGCAAGAACTGCGTGACGTGTATGGTCAGCCAATGACCGTCACCAGCGGCTATCGCAGCCCGAAGCACAGCATCGAAGCCAGCAAGCCTACCGGCAAACTGTCAGTGCATACGCGGGGCTGTGCGGTCGATATAGCGTGCAACGGGCAACAAGCACACGAACTGATGCGGCTGGCGTTTCAGATGGGTTTCACTGGCATTGGCGTGGCGCAAAAAGGCAGTGCAAGGTTTTTGCACTTGGATACGTTTGGCGGCGCACCGCGTCCGAATGTTTGGAGTTATTAAGATGCTTGCAGTATTAGGTAAAATTTTGGGATCTGGCGATGTCGTGAAGCAGGGTATGAAGCTGATCGATGATATGCACACAAGCACCGAAGAAGAGATTGCGGCAAAGAGCAAAGCACGCATCGATCTGATGAATGCCTATGCGCCATTTAAGCTAGCGCAACGCTATTTGGCACTGATGTTTGGTTTTACGTTTCTGGCCAGTTATATCATCGTTCTGACGATGACAATCGTGGGTAAAGGCGACCCAAATGCGGTGACGCAAGTGATGGAACAATTCAGCATCAATTATGCGATGATGATCATTCTGGGTTTTTACTTTGGTGCGGGTGCGCTGGAAAGTTTCCAAAATAAGAAAAAGAGCAGCTAAGACTGCTCTCTTTTTACACGTTCGATCAGCAACGCTTTTGGCGTGGTTGCTGTATTGCGCCGACCAAGCCGGTCAAGCGGCGGGGTTACTTTGGGGATTTGCAAGCAAGCACGCAATTCCTCATATGATGGCACCTTTACGACAGACGCCATACCCGCACCCCGTCGTCACCTTTACGCATTGACGTTTTGATGCCGCGATAACGCAGCGCGTCACGCAGTCTGTTGGCATCTAACACGTCATCAAAAAGCACGCTGTCACCCGCTTCCATCGTGTCAACAAAAGCCACAGCTTTTGATCTGATCGCGTGCCGTTTAGGTGGCAGCGGTATGTTTTTGTCGATTTGCATTTATAATCCCTAACCTGTCATTGAAGCAGTCAACGTGCAGCACTTGTTTGCTGCCATCACAGACCCAATTGTTGTCGTTTAGATCCACATCTTTTTCACACCAGATGCAACGCTCAAGGCGCGGCATCCGGCGTGATTTTTTTTTAGAACGGGATCGCATCATCAACAGCTTGTGCCAATGTTACCGGCTGACCCTGTGGCTGACCCTGTGGCTGGCCTTGCGGCGGCTGTGGGTCGCTGATAGCGGCTGACATATATTTGGTGCCTTTTGCGCTTTCGCGTATCCACAATGCTATGCGCTTTTCCACGCCATCGACATTGATCTTGCCGGTATAGTCTGGCTGATTGTCAGATGTTTTGTCGTTTTTGAAGATCGCGCCCCGATTTGTATCATCATAATCGCTCATTTTAATTCCTCTTTTCTAATACGCATTTTTTCGATTTCATCTGGCGTCACGTCACGCGAACGCACCAGAGTGGTGTAAAGTGCGTTGACATCACGCACGCTATTGCATTGCTGCAATTCTTTATCGATGTTGGGGGAGGCGGCACCGACAGCCGAAGTGGGAGCGACTGCCGGTGCCTTTGGCATAGGCTGCGGACGGGAGGAGGCCGCGCCATTGCCACTTGCCAAGTTACCATCATCATCATCAGCATTCAATCCGAACATCGTCATTAAACTGGCGCGGCGCAGATAGGTCACGCAACTGATGTATGATTGTGGTGTGTTCTTTTCTGGCCGGATAGGTATGGCACTGTCGAACTTTTCGCCGGTTTCGATGTGCGACACAGTTGTGACCAAACAATCATCACTGAAATATTGTTTAAACGCCAAACCATAGTCAGATATTTTATTCAGCGCAGATAGCACATCACCAAGCGTGCTGTATTGGCTTTTGAACATCGGGTTTTTGCCAGATTTGCCAAGCGTTGCCGCATTGCGAAAATCGCTCAATGCTTTATCAAGTTTTACAGCTTCCATAGTTTTTTCGCCTTTTCTAAATATTCGGTTTCAATTTTCCACTGATACATATGTGACCAGTCTGGATCGGTAAAGCTGGCCAGCACTTTCGGATCGGTGCTGACCCGCAACAGGTTTTGCCGGATCAATGCCTTTTGCCGCATATCTTCAACAGCATACGCCAGTGCGTCAGCTTTCAATTCATCACAGTTGAATGGCGTAAACATCACAGCATCGTGATCGGTGACATAGCAGATCGATGGCGTCACTTGCAGTGCGTAATGATAAATCGCTGCTTGTGCGACGTGCGCTTTTTCTGGTGCTTTTGGCAGTGTGGCTTTTGCCCATCCCTGCGTGCCATCTTTTAACAGCTTTGTTTTGCGCGGTGCTTTGGTCTTTATTTCACAAAACATCGTATCCGGCACCAATAGGTCAACAAAGCCGATCAGCGGCACGTTGACACCATCCAGCCACGTTTCGATGCGTTCTTCATCGACCGCGCCTGTGAAGCCGTATTCGGTCA